CTTAGCACGGCCGTATATGCTCACGATAAAAGTGCTCCGTTGAACGACGAGCAGAAGGCATTCCTGTCTCAATATGAAGCGGTGCGTGCCGCGCTCGCCGCGGACGATCTCGCCGCGACGAAGAAGGCCGCAGCCACCCCGAAGGCTGTGCGCAAACTCGCGCCCATGCAGAGCGTCTTCGTCCAGGAATACCTGATCGACCTCAACGCAACTCAGGCCGCCATCCGGGCCGGGTACAGTGCAAAGACCGCCGAGCAGCAGGGATACCAGCTCCTGCAGAAACCTTCAGTTCAGGCCGCGATCGCTGCGCGGCAGAAAGAGCGCGAACAGCGAACCGCCGTCACCGCAGACCGCGTGCTGCTCGAGGCCGCGCGCCTCGCCCTGTTCGACCCGCGCAAGCTTTTCAACGACGACGGAAGCCCGAAAGGCATCACCGAGCTGGATGACGACACCGCCGCGGCTGTGGCCGGCATCGAGGTGGTGGAGCAGTTCGAGGGCTCGGGCAAGGATCGCGTCTTCGTAGGCTACCTCAAGAAATACCGCATCGCCGACAAGAACTCGGCTCTCGAAAAGCTCTTCCGCCACCACGGCCTCTACGAGCGCGACAACGAGCAGAAGACCGACCCGCTGACCAGCCTGCTGCACGCCATTGCAGGCGGCAACGGCAGTGCATTCAAGCCTGTCGCAGACGACCCGGAGCGCGAAGAGCAGGGCGAGGACTGACGCATGGCGATCGTGCGCAACGAGCCGCTGCTGCCGCTGCCGACAACGGCTGAAGAGCTGGCGCGCTGCCTCGCCGATCCTGAGTGGCGCCTGTTCTCGGGCTGCCTCTACAAGATCATGGTCAAGGGCGACGACAAGATCCGCCCGGATGGCACGATCGAAGAGGCGGACTCGTTCGTCCTGCCGTTCAAGCCCAATCGTGCCCAGCGCCGATTCATCCGCCGGCTGTGGCATCGAAACCTGATCCTCAAGGCGCGACAGCTCGGCTTTACGACGCTGATCGCCGTGCTGTGGCTGGATCACGCCCTGTTCAACGCGCACCAGCGCTGCGGCATCATCGCCCAGGACCGCGAGGCCGCCGAGGCCATCTTCCGCGACAAGGTGCGGTTCGCCTACGAGAGCCTGCCGGCCGAGATCCGCGAACGCTTCCCGCTCGAGCGCGACGCCGCATCCGAACTGCTCTTCGCCCACAACAACAGCAGCGTGCGCGTGGCAACCTCGATGCGATCGGGAACGATCCACCGGCTGCACGTTTCCGAGTTCGGGAAGATATGCGCGAAGTACCCGGATAAGGCCCAGGAAGTCGTTACCGGATCCATCCCGGCCGTCCCCATGAATGGCGTGCTGGTGATCGAGAGCACCGCCGAGGGCCGCGACGGCGACTTTTTCAAGATGGTGCAGATCGCCGAGGCCAACGAGGCCAGCCGCAAGGCGCTCACGGCGCGCGACTACCGCTTGCACTTCTACGCTTGGTGGATGGAGCCGAAGTACCGCATCGACGCCTACACCGTCGATCTGACGCGCGAGGACCACGAGTATTTCGAGAAGGTCGAGATCGAGGTCAAGAAGGCGCTCGGGCTGGACCTTCGCCTGGATGCCGAGCAGAAGGCGTGGTACGCCGCGACCAAGCGCGCCGACTTCAGCGGCGCAGAAGAGCGGATGTGGCAGGAGTACCCATCCTACCCGGCCGAAGCCTTCCAGGTGAGCACCGAGGGCAACTGGTACGCGAAGGACATGCTCGAGCTGCGCAAGCGCGGCGGAATCACCCGCGTGCCGCGCCTGGATCTGCCTGTCAACACGTTCTGGGACATCGGCAACTCGGACGGCACCGCGATTTGGTTCCATCAGGATCTGCGCGGCGAGGACAGGTTCATCGACTACTACGAGGACCACGGCGAAGACTTGCGCCACTACGTCGCCGAGCTGCGCGCCAAAGGCTTCGTGTTCGATACCCACTACCTGCCGCACGACGCCGACCACAAGCGCCTGTCCGACTACAACCGCAGCACGCGCGAGATGCTGCAAGACCTCATGCCCGGCGAGCGATTCGCCATCGTTCCGCTCATCACCGAACTGGTGACGGGCATCCAGCAGACGCGCAAGCACCTCAAG